TCCGGTACAGCGTTACCCGGCCTTCCGAATAGAGACGCTGCATCTTCTTCATCGTCCTGGTGATGCGTTGGATGGAACTCTTGCGCAGCTTGCGGTGTGTCGTCCATATCCGGTACCCGAGGAAGTCGAGCGCCCTGCCGTGGAATATACCGACTGGGAATATCTGCGTTTTGGCATTAGTTTTCAGGCGCAGACGATCCCACAAGAATAGTTCAACCTTGGCGCGCAACCGGTGCAAGCGTTCTTTGTCATGGTGGACAATGATGAAGTCGTCCATGTATCGACAATAATGTTTCTCGCGCAGGCCGTGCTTCACGAACTCGTCCAGCTCATGCAGGTAGATGTTGGCGAATAGCTGGCTGGTCAGGTTGCCGATGGGGATGCCAGCGCGCACGTCCGCCTTCACGGTCGAGTCGATGATGTTGTCGATCAGCTCCAGCGTGTTTTTGCAGGCGATGCGACGGCGCACAAGCGATTTCAGTGCGGCGTGGTCGATGCTGTGGAAGAACTTCGAGATGTCCGCTTTGAGCACATAAACCTTGCCGTGATCGCGCTTTACGCGGCGCAGCATGGCCTGGGCGCGATCTGCGCCCTTGTGCGTTCCGCGCCCGACCCGGCAGGCGTAGCTGTCTGCAATGAATCTCCGCTCCCATGTCTGATTGATCGCGTACACCAGCGAGTGCTGTACGACACGATCCCTGAATGGTAGAGCGGCGACGATGCGTTCTTTCGGTTCCAGGACGATGAACTGGCGGTACTTGCCGGTCTTGTATGTTCCCCAGATCAGCTCGTTTTGTAGCTGGATAAGATTGCCCTCAAGATCGATCTCGAAGTGCTGCACCTCGGCGCGCGTCCGCTTGCCGCGCCTGGCGCGCAGATAGGCCGCATGCAGATTCTCGAAGCTGTAGATCTCGGGGAAAAGGTTGTTGTAAGTTTTTGCCATAGCACCCAGAGGGCGGCGGCTGCGAACGGTCGCCGGTTTGGCTACTGGAACGGGCCGCCTGTTTAATGTTTCGGATTCAGGTTTCCCGTGGCCGAGGATTGCATGTCCTTTTGAGGGGGTACTGTCGTCAAGCCCTTGAGCCTGACGCTTCTGACTTTCCCCAAGAGCGGGGCGAGACCCGATGTTCGTGTTGACGTTCGAGCGCGCGTTGTTCAAGTTCAGCGCAAACACGCCCGACAGCCCGGAGTTGTTCCAATTGCCACCCCGGATCGGGAGCCTGTTAACACGCAACCCTTTACTGCTCTCCTGCTGAAATCGACTTTACCCAGCCGCCTAACATGCGGCCGATCTCGTCGTTCAGTTTGGACCAGTTCTCATACTTTTTGAAATCCAGATGGCCGAGATTCTTTGCCATGCGTACTTGCGAGCGCAACAAGTCGATCTCGGCATCCAGTTCCTGCAGCGTGGTCTTCTTGTAGTAGCGCTTGTTGCACACCACGATCAGCCTGAGTATCTGCCACATCGTGGTGCGGATCTCCGCACCCAGCACATGGCGCTCCATCTTTGGAAATTGACGGATGGCAACATGGCCATACTCAATCATCGCTTCGCACTTTTGCCGAATCAGTAAATCGCCAACTCTTGGGACTTCTTCACTCCGCATCGGGCCACGAGACATTCAACACTCCATCGGATGGGCTATCGCCCACCCGTTCAGATTACACGCTACAGATTTCAGAGCACAAAAGCGGGGCGAGACCCAATGCTCGCGCTGACGGCCGAGCGCGCGTTGTTCAAGTTCAGCGCAAACACGCCCGACAGCCCGGAGGCGCTCCAACTGCCACCCCGGAACGGGAGCTGTTCGAGCGTCAGCGTGTGCCAGATGCCGTCGCTGCCCAGGGTGCCAGCACCCGATACAGGAAACACACCCAACGCCTTGAGCAGTTGAATCGCAGTAGCACCGACCGGTGTTGCGTGGTTGTTCGCCATGCCTTCAAAGGCTGATCCGGATGCAACGCCCAGCGTGTATGCGGCGGCACTGGTAGCGCCCAGCTTGACCGAGTTCGCGGTGGTGGCGGCGTAATCTCCTCCAGCCAGCGTTCCGGTGAAGGTGGGGGTGATCAGCGCACCGGTCGCACCATCGATGGCCCGCCACGCGGCCGAGGTCGCGCTGTGGTCGGTTGCATTCAGCGCTGCATCGTTGTTGGCGATGATCTGAATCTCGGCCAGTCCGGCACCGGCTGGTACCAGGCGCAGACTTGGTGTCCATTCCCAAATATTGCCATTTAGGTCGGAAATTCCGTTGGTATTGTCATGTCGCCACGACGCTGGGCCGGAACCGGTAAGCGTGCGTGCAGTGCCGGATGTATTACCCGGTGAAAGACCATCTTGACGGCGGCCAGTCTCGTGAGTTTGCGCATTGTCTTGCCCGTAGTAGGTGTTCCCGCGCGGCATGAAGCCGTTCTTTTTACACCACAGAGCAAGCGCAGCCCATTCCGCATTGGTGATGCAGTGGAAACCCGCACCGCAAGCGCGCGCATAACCAACAAACGTGTCGAAGTTTGCAGATGCAGTTGGGTCAACCCCTGGCAAGCTCAGCAGTTCGCCATTTTTGACGATACCCTGATAGGTGCCGATGAAAATTTCAGACTTTGTGATGCCGTTCACAATGAACGCCGGATGCACGCCATTGCCAACGCCTGCGTCAACATCCTGCAAGTTGAATTGCGGGATGACGTTCATGTAAGTTGGCTGGCCGCTTCCAGTGTACAGCACGGTTTGCTTGCCGCCGGAGGCGGCTTCTACGCTTGCGCGCAGGGAATCTTTGATGAAAATGGTAGGCATGTTGGTTTTCTCCTGTTGGGTTTCTGATGGTTAGGCGACGGGCCAGAGCTCGACCGAGATCGCGTTCGGGTCGAGCGGCACCTCGGTGCGGACAATGGTCGGCTCTCCGGTTTGAGGATCCGGATCGCCCTCGACTTCCTGGTATTGCTTGGCCGGAATGCGGATGATCGCCAGGCAGATTCCGCCGCTCTTTGGATTGAGCTTGACTGCGCCAGCCTTGTCTTTTGCCACATTGAGCAGCACATGGCTGTCCGTCTGCAATGCGGCACAGTCAATGGATGTTCCGGCGATCGAGATCGTTGCGCCGGATACGCCAAAGTCGGCGACCGGCTGTCCTGGGGATTGAAGGGTAATTTTTGCCATGTTCAGCTCCTTAGTAGGCTTGGTTAGTTGGGTAGTTCACGTTGGCTGGGTTGGCCGCAAAACGACTGCGCCAATCATTCGCCGGTTGTTCGGCAATGCTGTTCAGGCGCGACAGCTTCCAGCGCACCACCACGTCATCTGCAGCAGAGAACAGCGTCACGATGCAGTTGTTGGTGTTGCGCGTCGTCACTTTTAGATGGCGCTCATCGCATGGAGAACCAACTGAGCTCAACACCTCGAACTCAATTGTGTAGTTTGTATCCGGCAGGATATTTCCCAATGCCACAGTTTTCGTAACTGGCGTGCCGACAGAATTCGGATAATCCGGTTCGGTTGCACACAGGCGCGACGACAATGTGCAGGCTGCCAGATCAGCGCCAGAGTCACTTGCGGGGATAGTGATGCTGTTGAGCGTTACTGTGCCGGATGGAGGTGTCGGATTGGCGATAGTGGTGATTTTGAGCGTTGGAATCTCGCTAACAAGCTGAAGATATACATAGACGGTTGCACTGGCAGCTTCGCCGACTGGAACGCTAGATGCAGAATCTTGTGCTGGAACGTAGAATTTTCGACCCTCAAGGTAGCACACGCCGCCAGCAATTGAGAGTAGTCGGCCAGTTCCTTTTTTGGATACAACCGCGCCGGATACGATGCCGTGGTTGTACAAAGTAAACTCGCCCTGCTGCTGGCTGATTTTGTTCAGCGCCTTCACGCCATAGTTGGCGAGTGCGGCTTGTTCGAGGGCGAATTTAACTGCCGCAGTTTCCATCTGCGGCATCAGTACACCGCCAATTTTTAGCCCGAGCGTTAGATCGTATTCGAGAATCGAATTGCCATTGGCATCGTTGACCCTGAATCCGGTAGCGCCCACAGGAAGATTGCCGACGTAGCCATTCTGCAGCACATCGTACAGAGATTGCGATCCACTCCCCGCCTCCGGCCACGCGGATCGCTGCACGCCGTTGAGGGTGATGCTCGGCACACTTATTGATGGCGCAATGATCGCGCCGTGCGATCCATCCGCATTGTGCTGCGGATCGACCTTGAGCGCGACGCGGTTGGCCTCGGTCTCGATGGTGACGGCGTCGTCGATCAGCGTTTGCCGGAATGACATGCCGTTAATCGCGGTCGCGATGGATTTGAGTTTTAACAGGATGCTCATTATTTGTCCTTTTTATTAACCGATAATTTGCGTGATGATGGCGCCGGCGCCGCCCGGGGCGCCGGGCCTTACGTAGCCTTTAGATGGATGTGATGATGCCCCGCCCTGTCCGCCAGACACCAATATTCGCGGCATATAAATGATGATGTTCTCAAGCCCGGATGCGACCCTTTCCGCCAGACCAATGAACGACCCTCCTGCCCCGCCACCACCACCTCCGCCCATTGCATAAACGTTTGGTATGCCTGGTGTGCTATTTGTGCCATTTATGCCGCGCAAATCAACAGTGCCGGTGGTGATATAGATGCCTCGCGCAACTATCACAAATCCAGCACCTGCTGCGCCGCCTGATCCTGTTGTTACGGCATATCCAACATCATCACTATAGCCAGATCCGCCACAACCAGAGCCACCTTTTGCGTTAAACGGGATGCCTCCCAGCGCAATGAAAGATGGCGCACCTGTTCCTATGACTGATATTTTCGGCACAGACCCATAATCTGCTGGAATATTAAATGCTGTTGGTGATACATAGCCGATCTGTAGAAATGCGCCACCCGCTCCACCACGGCTGCAAAACCCTTTGATATATGAATTGGCCGCTATTGCTGGTTTATATGGCGGCGTAGTTGGTACTCCAGGAGTCCCGGCCCCACCCCGCCCTGCGCCATCCACCGTGCCGTTGATCGTCACCGATCCGGTTGAAAACAGGCGAACCGTGCCGTTGATGGTGATGGTGTGCCCAATGCCCAGCGAGATGTCGCCGTCCACCCAATAGTCGCCTGACGGCAAATCACCGCCATCCACAAAAACATAAGGAGCGGTGGCGCCGGAGACCACTGTCGGATGGGTGGCGGCAGTGAGCTGGGCGCCGACCTGGTAGGCGGAGTCTGCAATGGTGGGAGGGGTGAAGTCTGGCGGCGGCGGAACCGCAACAGTGACCGGCACGATGGCAGATGCGATAGCGCTGACGGTCTCTGTGGCGGTGATGTTCGCGGTACCGTCTGCCACGGCTGTGACGATGGCGGAAACAGACGGCCCGGCTTGCACGACGGCGACGCCGGAATTTGAGCTGGCCCAGGTGAATGTGGCGCCGTGCACCACTGCGCCCCCCGCGTCCTTTGCTTGCGCAACGAATTGTTGAGTCTGCCCTGCCTCGAATTGCACGGTTGAGGGTGAG